CGGAATCCCCATTGAAATACATCTGTAACTGCTATGAAAGGATTCTGATCGTATGTGATATTTGGTGTTTTAGCATTATAAACAAAGAGATATAATTTTCCAGGTTCAACAGATCTTGCAGGAGAGGCAGTTAACACACCCATAACTTCAAGCATTCTATCGTCAGGATCTTTTAATCCTGTCATTTCATTGACAATAGAACGAAGTCTGTTTACGTTAGAATCTGTATCTGTTGGTCTCTTTGCCATTACTTGATACCAAGTTCTTTTTCGGTCATGACTTTGAACTCCCACATTCGATCAGCACAATAATCTTCTGCTGCTTTCCACTTCGCCTGATTTTTGGCATATTCAAATGCCTCATTCAGGTATTTTTTTGTCTGTCTTTTTGGTTTAGGTGGAGGGACACACTGTCTCATTGGTTTGATTTCAATCAGGGATGATCTGATTTTGCCACTCACATCCTTATACTTGATAAAGAAGTCTGGAAAATAACGATGAACTTTATTATCAATGGGTGAACGATATGGAATACAGAACTCTTCTGACTGCCACTCCAAAACATTTGGATTGTTATCACAGTAGACCATAAACTTGCGTTCCCAGAGAGAACGGTATATGATATTGGTAGGATCTCCCTTATATTTCTTCGGGTAAGAGGGTTTGTATTTTCCCTTATATGACATCTAAATAACTAAACAATCACCTAAGAGTATTTAGAGTGCCTAGACCATTTCCGAAAAAGATATCACAGATAAAACCAACATTATCTAATCTATCTCTAACCTCTCAGTATGCTGTGGAGTTTGGTGGATTATCTGGCAATCTCAGAAGACATTTAAAGTTGAGAGGTGTCGATCAAAGATATTATGAAGGTGATATGGGATTGCTTTGTTCTAGCGCACAACTACCAGGAAGTGCTCATGCTACTACAACAGTAACTGGAAACTTTCAAGGTCTAACAGAAACATTTGCACATACCAGAACTTTTACGCAAATGGATCTTGGGTTCTATGTTGATAACAATTATAGGGTTTTAAAGTTCCTTGAACACTGGACTGAATTTATCTCTGATGGATCTAGAAGTGGACCTGATCAAGCAGATAATTTAGATCCAAATTATTATTTTAGAATGCACTATCCCACAGAGTATAAGTGTGATCAAACTAGAGTTATAAAATTTGAAAGGAACTATCTAAGATACATTGAATATAATTTCTATGGTTTGTTCCCAATATCCGTGACCTCAATGCCAGTTTCTTATGAGGGATCACAACTTCTGAAAGTAAATGCATCTTTCAAGTATGATAGATATGTTTCTGGACAGTCAAGATCTATTAACAAGTTCCGAAGAGACGATAACAATCTAGATCCAGCACCATCAGGAACTGGACCTGGTAAAACTGATACCACATCAAGAGTTGTCTATGAAGGACTAGGTTATTCAGATGCATTTAATCCAAACTCTGATCTAGGAAGAGCATTGTCTGAAATTACTTCAGACTTTGCGTATGGGTTTGGTAGGGAAGCTGGTAATCCAACTGCTAGAGAAATCTCTCAGGGTAGAAAGATCTAATAACCCCACTAAATAATTTTACTGATGTGCATGAATCGTAATGCCTTTACCAAAAATATCTACACCAACATATGAGTTGGTAATCCCTTCGACTGGGAAAAAAATTAAGTATAGACCTTTCCTTGTTAAAGAAGAAAAGATCTTAATTATTGCAATGGAGTCTGAAGATACGACTCAAATTGCAAATGCTGTTAGAGATGTTATCAAGAGTTGTGTTCTCTCTAGAGGATTCAAAGTTGATGAACTTGCAACGTTTGATATTGAATATCTCTTCCTCAACATTCGCGGTAAATCCGTGGGCGAAGAAGTTGAAGTCTTAATTACTTGTCCTGATGATAGAACAACTCAAGTTCCAGCAACAATCTCTTTGGATGAGATTGAAGTAAACTTTGAGGATGATCATACTCCAGATATCAGACTTGATGATAAACTTGTATTGAGAATGAGATATCCATCAATGGATGAGTTTGTAAAAAATAACTTTGAATTGAATGATGTGACTGTAGATGATACATTCAATATCGTTAGTTCATGTATTGAACAAATTTTCAATGAGGAAGAATCTTGGTCTGCAAAAGACTGCACCAAGAAAGAATTGAAAGAATTTATTGAATCATTGAGTTCAAAGCAATTCAAAGAAATTGAATCTTTCTTTGCTACAATGCCAAAACTTTCACATACAATCACTGTGAAAAATCCAAACACTGGTGTTGAGAGTCCTGTTGTTCTTGAGGGATTATCAGCTTTTTTCGCGTGAGTATGGCTCATACTAATCTTGAGTCATACTTCCGAATTAATTTTGCCTTGATGCAACATCATAAATATAGCTTAACAGAGTTAGAAAATATGATGCCTTGGGAGAAAGAGATTTACCTCGCTTTCCTCCAGCAATACATTGAAGAAGAAAACCTAAAGGCACAACAGAATGGTCAGTAGTTCACAAATTGTAGGAAGAAGATCAACAGTATCTGCCGCAGCTTTTACTGGCAGAGCAGTTCCTCCTGCAGCTCCTGATCCTGTAACTACAAAACTACTTAACCAAAACTCACTGCAACTTGGCATGGTTGCAGGTCAAATACAGAGTATGAATGCCCAAATGCAGTCATTGGCAGGATCACTGACTGTTATTAATCAGAACCTAGCAATATCACAGAATTTAGAAAGACAGAAAGAAGAAGCGGAGCAAAGAAGAGAATATAATCTTGCCCAACAAAAGTTGAGGGAAGGTCAAGAAAGTGCCGTAGAACAAAAAATACAGGCAGCAACAGTTAAACCAGCATCAAAGTTAGCGAATAAGGCATCATTTACTCTTTCAAGAGTTGGTGATTTCTTGGGTGCTTTATTTGGAAGTTGGTTGGCAATGAAAGGCGTTCAAGCCATTCGTGCTTTCTCTGAAAAGAATACAGATAGACTGAAAGAAATTAGGAATGAAACCCTAAAGGGTGTTGCAATAGTTGCTGGCATACTATTAGCAGCAAAGGGTGGACTAGCAATACTTGCTGCTAATTTTGCTGGAATTGCCACAGTCCTTACAAAATTAGTTGTTGGTGGTGCAATTGCATTAATTGCACAAAGGATAATACAATTTGCGGGAAATCTTGTTAATGATGTACGTAGTAAAATACCATTTTTAGGTGGAGGAGATGGTCCTGAAGCAACACCAGATTCACCAGGTGGTACGGCAGATCCTGGTGGTGGGGGATTTGATTTTAGTAGTTTAAATCCATTTGCTGGATTATTTGGTGGTGGGGATGACGACACTCCAGATATGAGTGGTCAAGGTGGTCCAGATATTGAAGCACAAACACCAGCAGTTGAAAAACCTGAAGGTTTTATGAAAGGTCTCGCTGGACTTGGAGATTTCCTTACTGGTAATATATTTGATTTTGATAAGGGAAATACAGAATCTGATGAAGGGGGAGCAGAAGTTCAATCTAACCAGACCATGATGGGTGCTCCAGCACCTGCTCCTAGTGGGGGAGAAGAGTCTGGAGAAGGATTTGCAGGACCAGATAAACCAGCAGCGGAAGGAGAAACAAGTTTACAACCAGTTCAGGGTGAGGGTGAAGTTCCATCTACTACTGATGATAAAACTGCTCCAGCAAACGTTCCATTAGAGGGAGATCCTTCTAAAGGATTGCAACCAGGACAAATCTCTCCTGATGATACAACTCTTGCAGAGATGGGTTACAGCACTGATGAAGTTGCTGCAATGATTGCAGATGAGAAGAGAATTGGTAAAGAAGGAACAATAACTCCAATACCAAAAGGTAAGTTGCTCGAACAAGCAGTATCACAACCACCACCAGAAAGTGCTCCTGTTGTAATGATGGCACCTCCATCTGGGGGTGAACAACAAGCACCTAAACCTACAGCACCAGCACAAGGTGGAATTAATAATGCACCATCTTTTGCAACTTCAAATCCAGATAACATCTATACTTTAGGTGCATTATCTAACTTTAATGTGGTAATGGCATAATGGCAGATACTAACAAAGCACTTCTAAGAAATAGTTCTAGTATTGGTGGAATCAAAAAGGCTGTTAGTTCTTTTGGTAAGTCACTTTATGCTGCAAATAGAACTTCATCTAAAATTATAAAATCAATATATGCGGGCAATCGTGATAAAAAGAAAGCGATTGCTAAACGATCAAGTTTATTGAATATGAGGAGGGAGGCAGTTAGAAGAAGAGAGCAAGAAGATCTTGTTGAAGCAGGAAAAGTTGGAGGTGTATTCAGAAGAACTGGAAAAGTAATATCTAATAGCACGAAAGGAATCCTTGGTAGAATTATGGATTTCATTGGTGTCATTATGTTGGGGTGGTTTATCAGAACCATTCCTGGCATTTTGTCAAGAGCACAGGAGATGATACAGAATGTACAAAATCTAACTAGAACATTATCGAACTGGTTAGGTGGTGTATTCAATTTCTTTGGAGAATTAGGATCTGGATTGGATTTTAATTTTGGAGAAATTAAAGATGTTAGGTTGCAAGATGATGACTCTAAAATAAGAAATGAGGTTAATAATGTAAAAGATCAATCTCAATCTGTGAATAGAGAATTTCAAAACATGTATGATGATATTACAAATATCAACTTTGATAGTTATCTTGATAAAGATTCTAATACTGGTCCATCTCAAGGTAATCAAGGTACTCAGGGAGCACAACAAGGACAACAGGGACAACAAGGATATACAGTTCCTGATGATCAATCTTTCAGAGAATCAGTTAGTGCTGCAGCAAAAAGATTAGGTGTTAGTGAAGATGATCTGTATGCTGTTATGGCATTTGAAACTGGTGGAACATTCAATCCTGCAGAGAAAAATAGAGCAGGGTCTGGTGCAACTGGTCTTATTCAGTTTATGCCATCTACGGCAGAGGGATTGGGAACCACAACCGATGAACTTGCCAAGATGTCAAGAACTGAACAGATGAAATATGTTGAGAAGTTCTTGTCAAACAAAGGTATTTCTGGTAAGGGTCTTTCTGATGTTTATATGGCAGTTCTGTTCCCTGCTGCTGTAGGAAAACCTGATGATTTTGTTCTCTTTGGTAAGGGAGCAATGAGTGGATATACCGATAAAGCATATGAGCAGAATAGAGGACTTGATGCTAATAATGATGGAAGTATTACAAAAGCAGAGGCATCTGCTAAAGTACAACAATATAAAGGTGTAAGACCTGAACCTGAACCTGCAACAGTTTCTTCTGATCCTGGTCAAACTCCAAACGTTGATCAGGGTTTTAGAGTAAAATCTGGACAAGACTTAACTGCTATGTTAGGTGCTCCAGCAACAGTAACCAGTCTTCGCGGAAATCGAGTAGATCCAATTACTGGAGCTTCAGGTAAATTTCACTCTGGTGTTGATATTGCTTGTGCTACTGGATTGTATATTGCATTAAGAGTTGATTGTGAGATTGTTGGATATACATTTGATAGGAGCGGTTATGGTCATGTTGTTGATGTTTGGGTACAAGAAATGGGTATCCAACTTCGATTTGCACATAATAGTAAGGTAATATTAACAAGTCCTGGAAAG